TTGGTAAGGTTCATCTAAGAGAAAAAGCATTTGACCTAAACGAAAGCGGCGATAAGGTCTACAAAAATTATCAAGGTGGCGGGTATACGGTCGAAAGACTCATGCCAGTCCCTTACAAGTTGCGACTTAAAGCAGACATATGGACCAGCAGCACTGATCAAAAACTACAACTGCTAGAACAAATTTTAATCATGTTCAATCCCAGTCTTGAAATACAAACCACAGACAACTATATAGATTGGACCAGCCTTAGTGTAGTGTTAATGACCAGCGTGAACTGGAGCAGTCGTACCGTACCTGTGGGCACAGAAAGCGAAATAGATATTACTACATTAGAATTTGAAACACCCATATACCTCACAGCACCAGCCAAAGTTAAAAAGTTAGGCATTATTAAAAATATCGTGATGAATATATTTGGTGAGTCTGGACAATTACGTAGTATAGATGATTTAATTTTTACCGAATCTTCCAGTACAGCAGACAATACTGCTGCATCTAGTGTATTGAGATTACAAAAAGGCGGATTCAAATTACTACTGATGAAAAATAGTGCCACAGGTATGTATGATTGTTCGGTACTAGATCCTACACAGGCCATAAATGAATTAGGTCTTGATCCCCCATCAAAGGCCTATCCAACTCGTATAGATTGGTTTAAGGTATTAGAAATGTACGGCGGCTACACAGAAACCAGTAAGATTTATTTCCTACAGCCTAATGGTTATGAGATAGTGGGTACATTTGCAGTAAACGAACTTGATCCAAGTTATCTGGTCGTAGATCTAGATGTTGATACTGTGCCAACTAACACAGTTTCTGCAATTACTGCCATAGTAGACCCTTACAAGTTTAATCCAAAGAAAAAATTTGGGTCTATAGCTAATATACCAGCAGGCACACGTTATCTCATGTTGGAAGATGTTAACCCAAGTCCTAACAGAGGTCAGTTTTTAGAGGCAAATAAATGGAGCACAGATAATTCGTCGTTGAATGCCTACGACGGAGCTGACGGTTGGAAAGATCTAGCGGGTAATGATCTGTATCTACGAGCGAATACCATTATTGAATGGTCCGGATCAACTTGGGAAACAAAATTTGACCCAGATACTATCGAAACAACTGAATATGTAAGTAATCTAACCACTGGCATTCAATATAAATGGGACGGTACACAATGGCTACGTTCATTTGAAGGTGAATATTCAGAAGGTTATTGGCGCTTTGATTTAGACGCATAAGTAAAGGCATGCAGCAGCGTGCCGGTTTACTATTTTTATCTAAATCTACAGGTAGAATTTTATTGATCCATCAAGATCAAAAGTGGGCTATCCCCACTTTTATTAGATCAAAATCTTTATTAGAAGATGCAGAAGAATTACTAGGAAAATTTTCTCAAGGCAAAATTTTACCTGTTGAATTATACACAAGTATAGACCAAGGTTTTGAATATGGTACCTATGTTTGTTTAGTTGATAAAGAATTTCTAACCCAAGCTTCGCGTACTATAGCATGGTGCGATTTTTATGAGCTGCCCAAAAATCTACACAACGGGTTAAAACAAACTTTAAATAATCATGTAGTAAAAGCCAAACTATCAACAATTTTAGAATTGGCAAATTCCTTTTGAGGATAACAATGCTTAACCAAATAAGAAAATCACAAAATTTTAAAAACGATTTAGAAAGATACCAAACAATTCTTAATCAGTTACCGGAAGGTGCGGACAAACAAGAATTCAGCAAACTTGTATCAAATTTGATTCAAGAAGTTAAAAAATTAGATGAAGTTCATGTTGAATTAATTTTCAATAAGCAGATGCCGTCAGTGGGCACTGAACGCCGAGAAAGTATTGTTTCGCTACGTCGGCAGTTAGAAACAAAAATTAAAGAATTTAGGCTATATTGAAACATAATAAATAAACTGCTTACATTTACGGAGTAAAAATGACCCAAGTTATACCATTAAGAGACAGAGTAGTAGTAAAAAAAATTGAGGATGAACTTAAAACCAAATCTGGTTTAACTCTTCCAGACGATGTTAAAGAACGACCAACCAAAGGTGTTGTTTTAGAAGTTGGCGAAGGTGCTGTAAATGACAATGGTACTCTTATTCCATTGGTTACTAAGAAAGGCGATACTGTTCTTTATCCAAAATATGCAGGACATCCTATTAAAGTTAATAATGAAGAATATCTTATTTTAGAAGAAAAAGAAATTTTAGCGAAATTAGTGGAGGCTGAATAATGATTAATCCAAGAATAGTTACTTTTGGTCAAGACAGTAGATCAAAATTGGTTGAGGGTGTTAACATTCTAGCCGATGCCGTTAAAGTTACATTAGGACCAAAGGGTAAAAATGTAATTTTACAAAGAGAATTTGGTGCGCCACAGGTTACTAAAGACGGCGTAACAGTCGCTCGAGAAATATTTTTAGAAGATAAACTTCAGGATACTGGAGTTAGAATGGTCAAGCAGGTAGCTAATCAAACATCAGATGACATTGGTGATGGTACAACTACTGCTACAGTTTTGGCTCAAGCTATGATAAGAGAAGGCATGAAGTATGTAATTACAGGAATGAGTCCAATGGATCTCAAAAGAGGAATGGACCTTGCTGTAACCGAAGCTGTAAAAGAGTTAGAAAAAATTTCAAAGCCCTGTGATTCAAATGAAACTATCAAGCAGGTAGCCACTGTATCTGCCAACGGCGATGATGAAATTGGTGGATTGATTGCTGAAGCAATTGCTAAAGTTGGTAAACGTGGTCATATAGCTGTAGAACACGGAAAAACTTTAGAAAATGAACTTGAGATCGTGAACGGTGTTAAGTACGATCATGGATACCTTTCGCCATACTTTGCCAATTCAGACAAACAAAGATGTGTATTAGAAAACCCTTACATTCTTATCTGCGATCGTCCTATCCTTAATGTAACAGACATTGTTCCAATTTTAGAAAAAGTTGCTCAAACTGGTCGCGCATTTTTAGTAATGTGCGAAACTATCGAAAATGATGCTCTTGCTACATTAGTAATCAACACAGTTCAGGGAAATATTAAGGCATGTGCTGTATGGGGACCTGAATATAAAGGCAAACGCAGAAGTAGATTAATGGAAGACATAGCCATTATTACCGGAGGCAATGTTCTTGCTGATCATAACGGCAGACAAGTTAAAAATGCTGAAATTTCAGACTTAGGTCAATGTACCAAAGTTGAAATCACAAAAACCCATACAACTATAATTGGTGGAAAGGGCAATCCAGAAAAAATTAAACAACGCTTAGAAGACGTAGAAATACTTCTAAAAGATAATAGTGATAGCGGGTTTTCTTGGGAACAGGTAAAAGAACGTATATCAACATTGTCCGGCGGAGTTGGCCTTATTAAGGTTGGTGCAGCGACACGGGTCGAAAGCATGGAAAAACGAGATCGTATTGATGATTCGTTACACGCTACCAAAGCAGCTATTGAAGAAGGCATTGTGCCCGGCGGTGGTGTTGCATACATTAGAATCAAAGCAGCTCTACAAAATCTAAAAGGTAAGAACGAAGATCAAAATGCAGGCGTGCAAATTATTCTGCGTTCATTAGAAGAACCGTTGCGCCAAATTACTATCAATGCTGGAGATAGACCGGATGTTGTAGTGGACACAGTAGCCAAAGCAAGTGAAAATTATGGTTATGATGCTGCCGCAGGCACGTACGGTGACATGCTGGTTACAGGAATTATTGATCCAACTAAAGTTGTTAAATCTGCATTGCTAAATGCTGCAAGTATCGCAGGCTTGCTATTAACTACAGATGTATCAATACACGAAAAAGTGATCCACGAAAATAATGGTAGACCTAGTGCTCCTGCAGGCCATCCATTACCTCCTGAGACTATTGGCTACGAGCCAGATCAGTATCAGGGTTGAGTAGGCCAGTCAACGTCGTAAGGAAAACCAATTTGGGATGGAAGGTCGCGTAGCTTTTGTCTATAAACCTTCCATTCTTCCTTTTTAGAAGTAGGCAACATACAATCAGTTGTCTGCGTCCAATCTGATTTTAAAAGCAACGAGTCTCTCTTTGTACGAACATCTTCCGTAACTTCAGCTTGGGTTGGGGGTATAGTTCTGTATAATGAGGGTGGAAAGCCTACTTCTCCAAATTCTCCGGAGTTTAAACGCTGATACATTTCCTTACTAAATGGATCGGTAGAAATTTCACTTGCCCAAAAGGGCACTTCAAATCTAACTTCTTTAAATTTAATATGGCACAATATTTCGTTTAATGCTGTTCCACGTTGGATTTTATCCACACTTTCAATTGTAAATGTTTTAGCCATTTTATCTCCGGAATTACTGAACTATTGATAGTATTTATGCAAGTTAGTTAATTATTTCTTCTATCGTTGTGTTTGTATCCAAGTCCTTTACGTTCATCAAATGCATATTTAGGATAAAACGGCCCGTTTTTATCTATATAATGGAAAAATGCTTGGACTTGGTAGCTACCTTTTCCCGCAATAAATTGATCTCTCCAATGTTCAATATCGCACCCCCTGTAAATAATGCCATCTCCCGGACTCTGAGCTATCATTGACCCGGCATTATTAGAGCTAGCAAAACCACCATCTTGTGCTAATGGAGTTTTGTAAGATTCTTTATCTACGTACATTCCCCAACTATAATCGGTTGCCGTATCAAGATATAAGTTTCCTAAACAAACAGTAACACTAACTTCGCAACTTGGTCTATCTTTATGTCTATATAATTCTTGTCCTGGTCTATAAACTCTGTAATATGTGTATGTTGGACATAACTCTAATCCTGTTAATTTTTGCATCTTTGGATGTAGAAAAAACATGAGTGTTTCCATAAGGGTATCACTGTATTTTGAATGAGCTCCTCTTACTTGGGCATCTTCATCGTCTTCTGGACTATAATCTACCTCTTCTTGTATTAATGCATACTTTGTTGCAATTTTACATATGTCCTGAGGTATTAGTGATTTAACTTCTAAATATCTATCTTGTTGGAATTGATTAATCATTTGAAAGGTTTTCCTAAACACCATGCTACTAGGCTGTAACGTGTGCCAGCAGTTACTGGTTTGACTTGATGGTATACAAAGGACGGAAAAACTATTAGGGACCCTTGAGGGCGTATTTCTTTACATGTATGATATCTTTTTATATCTGCATGGGGTCCAAAATCAAATCTTAAATCTCCCCCTTTATAGGCAGCAGAATCTAATAAGTTAAGAGTCACACTTAGCTTTCTTGTCTTACCGGCCATGTCTGGATTGTCTGTGTAGGTTCCGTCTGGCGGAACTGGTTTCCCCCATACATCATAAACAATGTTTCCTTCTTTATCTTTAAGTGGTTCTACCTTATCTTTGTCCCATAATTGATATGGATCCGGTGTAGAATCTGCGTGCCAGCCGTAGAATTGATTCAAACCATATTTGGTAAATTGCATAGACTCGATGAAATCCCAATCCCAGTTCCATCCAGCTGCCCTATTAGCTTCTTTTACAAACGGTTGTATTAGATCAAATATCCATTTATCGTTTAACCAGGATACTTGAGAATCTCTTACATAAACTTTAGACGCATCAATTTTCTTCCTTTTCATCTGTTGTATAGTCATAGATTCTGCTGATACCTGCATATCGCCTGTTATCTTTGAATCTTTATGTCTATGATCGCCTGTAGTTCCGTAGGTTGCTTCAACGCCAAAAGAATCTTTCAAGGCGTACATTTCTTCAAGCCCACGTTCTATAATTTTTTCACAGACTTCTGGCGGTATAACAGATTTAAACCACCAGTAGGAATACTTTAAATTCATCTAAACAAAGCTCCGTGGATATTTCCAAAAATAAACCTAGCACTTCCTTTGGTTACCTTAGTAATTTTCCAAGGTAAAAAACTAGGAAAAATAATAATATTTCCCTGTTCTTGCAATCCGTCTTCTAATTCAGTATTTAAAAATTCAACTTTGCCGCCTGTTCTATCAACAAGTTTATCTAAACAAACTATGAATGACAGCTTTCTTGTTACAGCTAACGGATTTAAATCTACGTGAAAATCGTAATGATCGCCAACGTCATACTTAAAGACCTGTGGGTAATCCTGATCAATTATTCCAAGTAACTTAAAATCGTAAATTTCTTCATTAGCTTTCTTTGTAATAGCTGTAATTTCTGTAAAAGGGAATGCATTGACATCGCCTTTCAACTTTTGTCGTTTTGATTTATGCAGATTACTATCACCTACTATTCTACAAGGCATGTACAGTTCTTCAATACAACTATCGATAATTTTATTACATTCTTCGCCTGTAAAAATAGTTGCAGAACTAATGTTTAAAATTTCTCCGCTAGCTATAGTAGTGGTTGAATTTACATTGCTATCTGTCGTAAACGATGTAGATTCTTCAAAAATATCCTCAGATGTACTGGGCATAAAAATACTCCTTTATATACACACTTTACTTATCTATGTTTTTGGCTTAAAAACGGATTTTTGATAAAAATCCGTTAGAGACTTACTATTTCTAGTCCCTTCAATATATATTTTTTTTTGATTTTCTAACTTAGCGGTAAGATCAGCGAAATGATCTTTCAAATTTATATTTGATCCTAATTGCTTTTTTAAAGTTACTGTATTGATTGGGTTCCAATTCATTCCAGCTGCCAAACATCTTACCCCGTAGTCATCTGGAAGTTCAAACTTATATCTTTTTTGATATATGCTTTGGTGCCACAAATTTTGGCTTTGCAAATTTGATAATTTATCTCTTTTGTCAATTAAGTGTTCACTCGTAACATATTGCCAGTAGTCACTATCTGTTCTGTGCGACAATGCATAATGCATAGATACAAATTGAGACCAGTATTCAAATTGATCACGACAAGTTTTGTTGTATTCATCAATATCCCATTGACTTACTGACCCACGTTCTAAAGTTTTACATAATTCAATAGCCCAGTCGTGTACCGTGACGAGTCCTGTGCTTTCTAATGGTTCTATAAATGCCGCGCTTAATCCTATGGCAACTACATTTTTATTCCAATATTTTTCGTGTGTTCCAACACGCATTTTAATATCTTTAAGTTCTATATTTTCTGCATTGTGGTTTTTTCTTAGATAATTTAAAAATTTCGTTTTAGCGGCCAACGGATCTAGAAACTTATCAGAATAAACTAAACCAGTCCCTATTCTAGACCATAAAGGTATATTCCAAATCCATCCGTAATCTATAGCTGTACATTCTGTATGTAAAGTTAATTGTTTTTCTTTATTTGTATAAGGGATACGTGCGGCCCAAGCTCTATTATTAGGAAGAATATCTTCGTAACTGTGGAAGGGAGTTTTTAAATATTTGTCTATAAGTAATGCTTGAAATCCGGTACAATCAATATAAAGGTCAGCGGTCATGTCTTCGTTATTATCAAGTAATAATCTTTCTATTCCGTTCTCAGACATGCTGCAATTAACTATAGTTCCTGTCTTATGTGTAACATTTTTAGGTAGGCAATAGTTTTTTCTAAGCCACTCTCCAAATTTTGCAGCATCAAAATGAAATGCTGAATGTTCTAACTGCCAAGGAGATAGTTTTTTCTCAATTGAGTTTAATATTCTATTTTCTTTAACCAGTTGCATTTGAGGGTAGAGGGTCTCTGCAAAGTCTTCAGAACTTGTATTGGGATACAAGGCTTTTTTAATAAACCAATCTTTATAATCCGCTGCGGGATGACCGAATGGGTAGTACCAACTACCTGAATTACTTTCATAAAAATCTGTAAATTTAATTGCTAATTTATACACAGCATCGCAGTGGGGCATAAATTGATGATCTTCAATACCAACAACATTTAGCCAACCTCTAATTCCACCAACTGTGCTTTCGCCAACTCCAACTGTTGGAATATTTTTTGATTCTAATACTGTAATTTTTTTATTTGGGAATTGAGAAATTAAAGTTGCAGCTACCATCCAACCAGCACTACCACCACCAACTATAACTATGTCATTGATATTTTTACATTTCATAATTCTAATCTATCACAACCGTCTTTTCCTATTGGGCCTTCCACAAAAACATTAAATGCTAATGTATATCTATCTTGCTTAGATAAATTTTTTGTAACGCTGTGTGAAACATGGCTTGGAAAAATTACACATTTCCCCCTACCAGGTTTAATATCAAAAGTATTTGAATTTATAATGTGTTTCTCAGCGTTGGCGTCTAAGTCTAATTCTATTGTAGTTGTCCATAAAGTCGGTATCATTGGATTTTTATGAAATCTCAAATTACCACTGTCCTCCGGTGTTATTACAAAGATTACTCCACTTAGAATACTATTACTGTGATGATGTACGTGGGCTAAATCGCCGGGTGAATGTCTATTGGCCCAACTATTTAATATTTTAAAATTTATATTCTTATTTACTCCCATAGCTTCGTGCATAAACTCTGATACAGATTTAATAATTGTAATTCGTAATGCAGCTAAACGAGGATCATCTAATAAATTTTTATTTTTTGTCATGTACCCATTATCAGCTTCAACTCTTTCATACTCAGCAGACATAACAGCATCATTTACTTCATAAGACAAATTTATGATGCTGTTATAAATTGGAGTTGAAAATAAAGGAGTAATTTTTTTTTCTAAATTTTGATTCATGTTTATCCTATGTAAAGTAATTAAATCCAAAGTCTTTATCAATCATTTTCCATACATCATAAGAAAAAGGTTGAACCACAGATTGATTGGAATAGTGTTCTGATTTTATTTGTTGTAGAAATTTAACATTATTTTTAAATTTAGTACTACTATTCAATCTATTACTGCATTTTTCCTTGGCATCGCTCCAAAAATTTGTATCGAATGTTGAACCTTTGTGGTACATATAACAAATAAAAAGTTCGTAGTCTTGAGCTATTGTATATAATCGTTGATTCATATCTTCACGAGATAACTTTTTTGTTACAGCCACATCGCAGAATGAACGAATGACTTGATCATAAAACCAACCCGATAAAGCTTCTAATGGTTCGTAAAACAAACTTTTATTTCCGTTTTTAACAATGCGGTTATCAATAAATTTTTTTGCTCTATAATTTTTAAATTGAAATTCACGAAGTTTGTTAACATCAACATTAGGAAGTAATTCAGTTAAATTTTCAATAGCCTCTGCTTTGGTTGTTATTTTATCGTTGTAAAGATATCCCCATCCTTGTCTAGTTTGCAACGGAATCCCAAACATCCAACCGTGCCTATGAGCAATATGATAGGTGAAATTCCAATCTCCCTTCTGTTCAACTGTATGAACCAGACAGTGATTTACTGGTATTGTATCTAAAATGTCATAATCACTATAATCAGTTGGGTATCCTCCGCAATCAATTACATAATCAAATTCAAAAGGTTGATCGTTAATTAAAACTTTTACATTTTTTTCAGTGTTATCTATTATTTTTAAAGCACCTTGTATTTCCTCAAACTTACTACCCCACCTATTGTTAAATTCTTGTATACAAAATTCTTTTAATTTATAATTATTAAAATGAATAGCATGATAAGGTGTTGGTATCTTAGTAAAAATTTCTCTATCTCGCCAATTCACGTATTTTACACCGTGCTTAACGGTAGAGTCTAAAAAATTATCTTTATCTAATACATGAAATCCAGTGCCGTAATACAAAGAGTAGGGTATTTGAGTGCTGGTGCTTTCTCCTATGCCAAGTATAGGCAGTAGAGGATCATGAATTAGGGTCACAGTATATTCACTGGGTAACCATGCTAATAAGTGGCAACAGGAAATTAAACCGGCGGTGCCGGCGCCTAGAACGGCTATGTTATTCATATTCCATATTTATATACTAAGTTTTCTGATATATAAAATACCAGGAGATACGATGAAAATTGTTATAGTAGGCGGTGGTACTGCAGGTTGGGCAGCAGCTCTGATCATTTCTAAAAGACTGTTAAATGTACACGACATAACCGTAATTGAATCTAGCAAAATTGGAGTGATAGGTGTTGGTGAAAGTACAACAGGTCTTTTCACAAATATGATTACTAATCAATTATGGGATCTTGGTTGCAATCATGATGATGTGATTGTTGAAACTGGTGCTACTTTAAAATACGGAATCAAGCATAAAGGTTGGACGAAAGATATAGAGAAATTTTACTTTGGTCCTATAGATGGTAGTGTATATACTAAAGCAGTTCCGGATCCTTTTTTTGCATTTGCAAGAGCACATTTTCCTGATCACGATCTACCTAAATGTTCTCTTTTTGGTCATCATTTTTTAGACGGATCTACTGATATTGATAAAAATGGTGTGTGGGCTGATACTGCTCATGCTATGCACGTAGATGCTCATTTAATAGGACAATATTTTAAAAAAATCAGTGTGAAAAATAATGTTAAGCATATAGACACAATTGTAAATCAAGTTAATCTTCACGAAAACGGTTATATAAAATCTGTTCGGTGTTCAGATGGACAAACAATTGAAGGAGATTTTTTTATAGACTGTTCTGGTTTCAATAGAATTTTGATGAATAGATTAGACGCTAAATGGTGTAGTTTTCAAA